AATCTTTTAATTTGGTCAATGCCGCTGATTGTTTATCAAAATCAGAACTAAACAGCTCATTTTCGCCCTGTTGACTGTCTTCATCTTCACGAACAATTGAATCAATAAACGACTCAAATCTACCTTCAGGATCTAAACTTTCATCTTTCTTGTTCAGTTTTTCTGTTTCACGACGAGCCTTGTCACTCATGTTGGTAACTTTGCCACGGCCGTCTTTGCCTGTGTCTTTCTTCCATTCGCCTTCTTCTTTCCAACGAACAACGTTACCTTCTTTGTCTTTTTCTTCTGAACGTAATTCGCTCAACACATCGTCTGGACTTAATTCTCTCACAGCAATATTCTCACCAACTAATCGATAGATATAAGGAAATGCTGTTTTTAATTCTTCATTGAATGTGCGAACAGTTAATCTATTGATCCAGTCATTTAAAATATCTTCTGGGATTTCTTGATTTTCTTGTGCTTGAAAACTTTCAGCAAATTGTTGATAGTAAGCTGGGCGTTGTAGGCTATGCACTTCTTTTTTAACAGCATCAATACGCTCGCTCACACTCTGGTTAATGTCGTCCATTGCTTCTGACAATGTTTCATTACGGCCAACATAACCTTTAAATTTACGCAGTTGCGCCAATTCTTCACTTAGGCTAGTAATATGTTGACCAATGCCATCATATGGATGGCCGCCTGCTTTGATGTGCTCTGCCAATGCACGGGCACCATTTAAATGTTTCACAGGATAACGGAAACGTTCTCCTATTGCATTTTCAATGTAAATATTTTCAATATGCATTGTGCGGCCAGCAGCGAGATCTGTGTTAACTGGCTGACTATGTTTAACAATCAATTTGGCTTCGCCAAGGTCTTGGTAACTTATCTTTGAAGTACCATACATTTTACTTTCCATCATGGGTTCCATGGGTTCTTCCTTACGTTTTGATTGAAATTCATAATCTCGTTTGTCTAATTCGCTTTTTGCAATATTTTGCACATCAAAATTCAGCAAGCGATCTTTGGCAAATTGCCTAAAACTTTTAATAAATTTAAATGCACGATGATTTCGATTAGATGCCAAGTCACCAATGAGTTGAACTACGATGCCGTCATCTTCATCCAGTGTAATAGCCACATTGCCTAAACTCACGCCTTCATCTTTGTATTCAAACTCAAAAAATCTAGCCTTGGGTATATCTTGTTTTTTACTCAAAACTGTGGCATTTTCATCACCTATTTTAATGTTAGGAAAACGGGTTTCAATCTTGCCGTAAAGGTCAAGCGCAATTTTATCTAAATTAGAATTCATCTTATATTTATCACATCCCTGTAGAAACGAATATAGGCAAGGGCGGTTCCCAATCATCCACATCCAGTTCACTAGATACTCTCATCAGTTCAAAAACCGCTGGATCCCACTCTGCTAACACCAAACTCATGCGTACTATCAGCAATAAAGCTGCCACCAAGTCGTCGTGTTGTCCAACTTTAGCTTTAAAACTAGTGCCTGCTGCAATGAATGTTTTTAATTCACTTATCAGCGGCCGACTGTTCAAGGACATTTTTCCTTCTTCTATCAAGTATTTAACTTTGGCACAGGTTGAGATTTTGTTGCCAAATGTAGTGTTAAATCCCTTGCGAAACTTTTTGACATGCCCTTTACGCATGGGTTCACTAAGAAACAAACCTGGAAAAGTTTCTTCTCCCAAGTTGGCAATTACAACCAGAGCACTTTCGCCAACTGTGTTATTTTCAACACTCCAGTATATTTGATTGTAACTTTCTCCACCTATTTCTCCAGCAATGTACAACAGTATATCTCTAAATATTTTAACTTGTTGCTGTATTGGCGTTACATTATGTTGCCACTCTGCAACTTGTATCATTTCGGGCATTTGAAACACTTCAATAGCGCCGTAGTCTCCGCCAGTGCCTAGACTAGGGTCAAGTGCCACAAGATATAATTTTCCAGGTTCAGGTTTTCGCCACCACCTAACTTGACCCATTTTAAATGATGTTTCTCTTCCGTTAAGCTCTGCCAACTTGAGACTGTTAATTAGTGTTTCGTCAAATACTAAAAACTCGCAACCGTACTCTCGACGGAAACGTTCTTCACCAATACGCCCCATCTCAGTTGCTTTCCATTTTTCGTCACGGTCTGGATGTTCATGCCACTCTGCACGGAATCCGTGGAAGCCGTTGCGGCCAGTTCTATCTTCTTTTTCATTGCCAAATTCGTCAAACAAATCCTGACTGTCTTTCCAGATGATAGCAAACTCATCTTCGTCACTGTTTGGTGTTGATGTAATAATTGCACGGCCACCAGTTGCTAGTGTCGGGGAAATTGAAGTCCAAAACTCAGTGGCGATATTTGGCTGTACGAAAGCAAACTCATCACAATATAGTAAGGATATGGACATACCACGACCGGTGTTGCCAGTAGTAGTAGCTGAAACAATTCTTGAGCCATTATCAAATTCTATACTCCCTTTGTTGTAGTTAACAACTCCACTACGAATATAATCGTCACAGAGTTCGTATCCATAACGGATACGTTGCATGATTTCCTGCGAGCCTGTGTACTTGTGCGCAGCGACTAAAATAGTTTGATCTGGATGAAACATGGCATACCATAGCAAATAACTACTTGCGCACGTTGTCTTTCCACTTTGTCGTGGTAACATGTTTATGTTAAAACGATAATCGTGATATGCTTTTAGTAATCTTTCTTGATATTCAAAAGGCTCAAATTTAACTTTGCCTTTTACAGGATGCTGTATGTGAAAGAAGTTTTTAGCAAAATGCAAATAGCCTTCTTTTGGGTCAGCACAAGCCAACAAGTGTTTAACTTGCTGTTCTGTGAACTTTTCTTTTGTATGCGCCTTTTTGGTCAGTACGCCATCTAAACTTTTTGCCATAACATTATTTAATCAAAAAAATAGACCCCGGAGGGTCTATTTGAAACTTTAACAGAAATTATCCGTTTAATCTTTTGTTCAGTGCAAGCATCTGCGATACAGATTCATCCAATCTGCCATCTGCTTCAGCTGAAGCTAACACATCAGCACGATCTTTGTAGCTGCCAGATTTAATATCCTTTGCAGCATCTTTCTCACCTTTTGTGGGATTTTTAATATGCTTTAACGTTTGTTTAGCAGCATAAGCCCTTTCTTTGCGATCAGTGTCTTTATCTTTGAACGCACCTTCTACCATTGGTTCGCCTTTGATTTCTTCGTACATTGCAGCTAATTTATCAACCAAGCCTTCCTGCACATGCCAGTGATGACGAATCAAACTGTTGCTGCCAGGAGCGCGAGAAAGTGGGCTTGAGCCACCTTTGCTGTTCATATCATCACCGGTAGCTGTCACAGCATCGACGCCGTGTGTGTGAGCTCCTGCGTCGCCGTGAGAGCTGTTGGCCCAAGTTTCGCCATCGTCTCCCATTTCTTCTTCGACTTCTTTTTCTGGAGTATATGTGCCCTTAACTTCACCTGTGCTAAAATTTGTACTACCACCTGGATATTCTGCAGTTAACTCACCTAGTTCTTGATTGTCCGTGTCACTATTACCATAATCAGCTACAATGTTATCCATCATGCGATCATAAATTTGTTCAAAGTCATCATCGCCGTGTAGACCTGAATCGATAGAAATATCATCATACTTGTCTTGTACAGCTTGTTCAAGTTCTCTACCGTACTTGCCCATTTGAGCATCGTACAGCATGTCTGAACCGTCGTCGGAATTTGCAACTTTGCGGAAAAATTCTTCAACGTTGTTGTCCATTCCTTCTGAAGCCATTGCATCAATCATGTCGCCCATGATTGGTTCTTCGTGATTGGGTTTGTGATGTACAGGTTGATCGTCATGGTTGTCGTTGTGATCACCGCCTGCGTCAATGCGGTGCAATATGTCCATCAAATCACGCACACCGCCGGCACCTGCACCATTCAAACTGACATTCATGCTGACGCTGTCTTGTTGTTTGGGTGGCTCACTGTGTCCCATGCCGCCCAACATGCTGCCCATTGGGCCGCCAATAATTTCAATGCCTTCTGCTTCAACAGGTGCAACTTCTATGCCTTCATCGATTGCGCGGATTTTTTTGTATAGATCTTCAAATTTCATTATAGTGCTCCTTTGGGCAATTTAACCTGCTTAGTGAAAATATTTTTAAAATTTGTTTTTGTTTCCACTTGTTTGCCCGGTTTTTCTTTACTTGGTTTAGGAGCACTGGTTGCTAAAATTTCATCGTTCACACCTTTGTATTGTGTGCCTTGATGTTTTTCTTTACCTAATTCTTGTAAAAATTTCATGTTGTATTTGGCACCAACTAGGTCGCTGTTATCGCTGTCTTCATAGTCTGTACCACCAACGGCTTTGTTAGTGCGTTTGTCGTTTGCGTGATTAATTTCTTCTTCTTTCTCTTCACTCAATGTAGAAACTCTAATTCCAGATTGTGCCATACCCAGTGCTGTGGCCACACGCTCACGTATTTGTACACTGTTTGCTGGGTAATCTGTGGTGACATCAAACACACTCATCTGAACATTTTTGTGTTCAGGAAAATCGCTGTGTCTTTCTTGAATAGGTGTGCGATTACCAGCACTCACGCCAGTAACATGAAATTGTGCCAACGCAGATTTGATTTGTGCGGCGCAATCTTTTGGACATTCTCCAACAATTTTTACCTTAAATTCGTAAATCTTTTTGCTTTCTGTCAAATAATCTTTAAATGATTTCATAGTATGATCCCAGTACTGTATTTATTTCATTTGCTTTAGTTTTTCAAGCAAGCTATTTCGATCCGTGATGATGACACCGTCTCCGGTTATGTTAATACCTTCGTCGGCGTTGTTAGCATCTTGATCTAACTTCTGCTTTTTTAACTGAAGATCTATCATTTTTAGCTTTTTGTCCAATTTTGCACTTTTTGCATCAATGGCATTTTTTAACATAGTGCCAGCTACTTCAAACAATCTTGCACTATACCTAGCTTCAACATTCATTCCAAGGTCCATTAAATCGTCATATGCATCTGTGGCTTTTTTAGCTAGGTCGTCTAATTCAGTGTCTGCAATGTCGCCTAGACCCTTTACTTGAGGCAATGCTGCTGATATTTTGTCATATTCGCTAATGTCGCGCAGCAACGGAGCAACTTCATTCTTTGCCTGTCGTTTTTCATCGTCTTTAACAATTTTCTTGCTTTCAGGTAGATTTAATAATTCTTCTAGTCGTTTTGTCATATACTTACTTATGCTCACATCTGACTGAATATATCATTTTCATTGAGAATTCGGAATTTTATACCCTGCTGTCCACACCAAAGTGAGGCTGCTTTCCACTTGGCTTGATTCTTAACGTACTGTGCTTGATTGTACTTGTTCTTGCCCACACGCTCTAAAATAGTTTGGCTAGCAGGCTTAATTTCAATAAGTTCAGTTAGTATTCTATTCTTCTTATCAACATATTGTATGAAGAAATCTGGCACATACAC